AGCATGACGGGTTATGGTATGTCGCAGTTGAAGAAGAGTCGTGCCGTTGCTGCGATTTCATAGACAGCACCAATATGTGCATTGAAACACCACCATGCACAAGCTGCCAAAGAAAAGACAACCGCAATGTAATTTTCGTTCGTAGCGATATTGATAATTTAGGAAATGAAGAATGAAATATGAAATGATTTTTGGTGGCGAGAATTTGTTTGATGGTGCGCCGCATGATGCTGTTTTGGTGTCTGTCCAGCTTGGTGATTTTCGTTATTTCATAGAAGAAAATCTGCATGTATGCAAAAAATTTAATATCCGCAAACTTCAAACGTGCGACACGCAATTAGCTATGCGCCGCATCATCCAAGAACCTAAGCGCTGGACGGTTGAAGACCAGAAAGCGGGGCGGTTGCCGTGGGTTGGGGCGAAGTATGATGCTAGTGGGTGCATTGTTGAGCACCTTGGTGTTGGCGTTTTATCAAACTCAAAAACTTTTTATTTTAGATTCCCAAGTGGTGACTGTGGGCTTTGTGATGCTATTTTAATTAAACCACTCGAAACACCAGAAGAAAAAGCATTGCGATTAGAGCATGAATTCGTGCAAAGCTTTTGCAGTAACGATGGCATTTATGAACGCGGCTTACGTGACGCATACCGAAAGCTATCCAGCGAGATGCCTGCCAAGGATGGTGCGTGATGGTTCACCATTTAAAAATATTACGATGCTATTTTGAAGCTATCGTAGATGGCCGAAAACGCTTTGAAATCCGATTTAACGATGACCGCGGATTCAACGCTGGTGATGCTGTTGTCATGCATGAAATTGATAAAATTGGAGAGACTGGTAACATAATAAGAGCAGAAATAACCTATGTAACCAACTATCAACAAAAAGAAGGTTACGTTGTTTTTGGCTTCAAATTGGATGGCGAATGATGCTTAAAATAATCGTGCTAACTTCATCTCTATCAACCAGCTACGCTGACATCAACGAAACCATAACATTGACTGAGCAAATTCTCATTGAGCACTGCATTAAGCATAAAAAGGATTGCAGCAAAGAGGCGCAAGCTGATGTTGCATTAGTTTAACAATTGGAAAGGATATATAAATGATTAACCTAAAAGTAAAGCGCCTTACAGATACCGCAAAACTGCCAACATACGCGCATGAAGGTGATGCTTGTTTTGATTTGTACGCTGATGAAGATGTATTGATTCAGCATGGAAACACAATGAAGATATCAACAGGAAACGCATTCGATATCCCACTTGGATATTGCCTAAAGGTTTACGGTCGCAGCGGTCTTGGATATAAGCATGGTCTGTCTCTTGTTTGCGGTGGAATTATCGACCAATCGTACAAGGGTGATGTTTTTGTTTCTATGACCAGGGTAATAACTGGAAGCTATTTAGTTAAAAAAGGAGACCGCATCGCACAAGCCATGCTCATTCCTGTGCCGGTTGTGACATTTGAAGAAGTACTGGAATTAAGCGATAGCGAGCGCGGTGAATGTGGATTTGGGAGTAGCGGACGATGATGACAATTGGCTCTTTCATGTTCATGCGCGAATTATTCCAGGTTGAAAAACCATGGGAAACTAAATGGCAAAATCGTGATGTCTGTAGATTTCGCGGAACCGGAATAACGAGAAAGGCAGCCAGCAAGCGCAGGAAGAAAAAGTAACCATATTCCCGACATCGGCAAAATGATAAGGCGCTTAGTGCGCCTTTTTTGTGTGCGGAATTTATCGTGACTGTGAAAATTACTTGTTATACATAAAAGCACCCATGAGAGATAATTGTTTTACCACAAACAAGAGGTATCAATCATGGGTAAATTAATTATTGCAGAATCAGAAGTTTCAATCAATCGTGACGGGCTTTATTGCTTGAATGACCTGCACAAAGTGGCTGTAGCTAATGGTATGGCTGATGAAAACACGCATAGGCCTTCAATCTTTAAAGTGAGCCAAAAGGATTTTATCGAAGCATGTATAACTGCTTCGGAAAAACTGGTATCAGTTAAAGGTGGAAAATCAGGGACTTACGCATCTGAAATCATAGCAATGAAATATGCAGGCTGGATAAATCCAGCATATGAAATCCAGCTATACAAAGCGGTTCAAGCATTAAAGCATGGCGACATAGACAAGGCGGTTGAGCTGTCTGGAAGCATTAAAGCGAAAACATCACTCGATGAAATGCGAAAGGCAAAGGCTATTGATTTACAACTAAGCAACACACAAAGAATCTTTGAGTTGTTGCCACACCTTGGTAGCGCATCACGTCAAACGGTAGCGGCTAACCTTGTGAACCCTATTGCTGGCTTTGACGTGATACCGCTACCACGTATCGAGGAGAAGTTTTATACCACTACTGAACTGGCAAAGCAGTTAGATACTACAGCTGCGATGCTTGGACGTGTGGCAAATGGTAACGCCATGAAGAAACCAGATGTTTACGGTGAATTCAGATTGAGCACGGCAGTTCACGGCGGTAAGCAGGTTGAACAATGGTACTGGAATCAAGCTGGCGTCGATGCAATGACAGATATTTTTTCACGGTTGCGCGCATAAAATAAAGGCCCCAACGGGCCTTTATTTAACTCCACCACCCGCCGCAATCCATGCCTCTTCCTGCTTCTGCATTTTAGCGATTAGGTTTTTAGCTAGCGCCTCGCCTTTTTCGTTAACGACAGTAGGGACCTGTGCGCACAAACAGTGTATGGCATTCCCGTTCACTGCATAAAAGTCATTAACCTCTTTCTGCGTGTACAACTTACCGTGTCTCTCGCTATGAGTTTTACGGGTGCGCCCGGGTATCAACGCACTAACCCACAGCATTTTCATTTTCAACTCAAACTGTCTAGCGGCCTGTGCTGATTCATCCATCACGGCAGAGCGGAATGCTACGCCCATCTCTGTGCGGGCGATGCGCAAAGCACGTTTCTTGTCTCCGTCAATAGCTTCTGCCAGCTGTGACACAGCCCACCGTGGTGACTTACCGCGTGCGATAGTCTCGCCAAGGATAAACCTTGCCTGCTTTGTCACGTCATCAGTAAATCCGCGCATTTCGTTAAACGTTCTTGCCGATACTATACCAATACGCCGTTGATATGGCTGGCTGAATAGTATCTGCTGCAAGTTTTGGTATGTACGGGCATAACTATCAGCCTGCTGGCTAATGAATGCCTGTGCGTAGCCTGTGCCTTGCTCGTAGGCCGCCTCAGTGTAACTAGTGAAAAACCAGTTGTCACCAGGCTGGTTATTATCATCCATCATGATTTTTTCTATCAGCGCGTCGATAGTTTCATTCAGCCGCATGATTTCATTCAAGTCAATTTCATACAGGTAGGTCTTTTCGGCATTCAGAAAGTATGAGCGCGTATTGCTAGCTGTTTCGATAGGCTTTAGTGACTCATAGACGGCATTGACTTCTTTCTTAATGCGGTTTAGCCTGCGCTTAAATTCGCCATACGCCTTAACTATTCTACCGGCCTGAAATGTCGGGTCTTTGATTGATACGGTTGCCATTTTGTAGCCCTGAAAACTTTTTTTCATTATATCACTTGTTGATAGTGTGTTTTTGTGTAATAGTTAAATCACTAACTAAGAGGGTATTGATATGTCACTATTAGTGAATCTTGCAGCAAGAGAAATAGATAAAAATTGCCAATCTGCGCGCGCAAACGTTGATGCGGTAATGGAAAATTTAAATGACATAATGATGTACTTGAATGTAAACAGATTGAATTTACCAAATGGTTCGGAAGTTTCCATTGAAGAGTTATTCTCATTAATGAACAGATGCCTATCTGAATCTGAATGTATATCGCGCGAATTACAACAACAGAAGAACTGGATTAAGGCGGTAATCGAGCAAAAATAATAGTTAAATCATGGTTTTATGTGGAGAGTAATGATGATTAAGACGCCAGTAAGTTATGATGAAACGGCAACGGTTTTTTATCCTTACCCGCAAATAGATGATGCGGATGGTGAATTTTTATTTGAAGTAAAAGACAAAGAAGCAGCAAAAGAAATCGTCAAGCTCATCAATATGCACGATGAGCTTGTTAGATCACTGCGCGGCATGGTTGAAATTGTTGGTAGTAATTTCTGCCAAAACATGGAAATTAAGCGCAAATATAAAATTGCGCGAGAACTACTGGAGCGCTGCAAATGAGCTATATGGCAACAGCAATCACATATTACCTGATTTACTGCGTAGTGATGATGGCTTTAATGGCGGTAGTTGTTACGAGTTGGTGTAAAGGATATGCAGAAGGAGTTAAAGATGGACAAATGTAGAGAAGAGTTTGAAAAATACTGTAAATCAAAGTGGTTTATTAATTTAGAAACAAACAAGGAGTATGATTATATTGCGCTGCAAACTAGAGTGAAATTTGATGTGTGGCGTTCAGCATGGAAAGCATCACGCGAAAGCATGAAGGCGATTAAGTTGCCGGATACATCTTGTTTTGAATCAATCGAAGAATCATGGGATGGAGAAAACGAAACCACTCATGAAGTATTTTACAAGAATGATTACAAAGAAGCGGTAATAGACGCAATCACATCAGCAGGATATAAGGTGGAAGAATGAAACAAGTATCAGAAATGCCAATTAGTGGGCAGTTTGTGGCGGTGTGGCAGAATCCAGCGGGAGGAATTTGGAGTGATACATTTAAAATAAACAACGGTGAAATTAGTCAATACAATAATGAATTTGGTGATTTCTATTTTCCAGATGTTGATACTGTGAATTCAATTAAAACAAATAACGCATCATTCTTCATAGCAGATTAGCCCCATCCGTGGGGCTTTATCTTTACTCTTCCTTGTCCATCACTGCGCTTATGTCGTCTACTTCTTTCTGCAAGTCAGTATCAGCATCAGGCTCATACCCACCAGCTACACGCATCTCATTAGCATCAAACAGTAAACCAGCACCAGTTAGTGACTTAGCATTAGCATCTGCCATAGCGATAGCGAGCTGAACTTTCTCAAGTGGTGACGGAACCAGTAGGTCAGGCCATGAAATATCAAATTCTTTGCCAGTCCAGCAGCCTAAACCTTGCAGGAATGCGACAAAATCAAGAATGTCGTTATTCAATACTTGGTTACGCCGACCATCCGCCAGCATAGCCATAACCTTACCGTTCTCAGTGCTTGCGCGGTCACCCGTTAGCGTACCGGTTAGCTCAGTGGATGGGATGCCCCCTAACGCCGCACAGAACTCGTTCATGTTCCACTGTGCGAACTCAGCGATGGCTGGCATAGAGACTGACAGTGCGGTCATGTCAACGCCTTGAGTGACAGTGAAGGCATCTAAAAACGTATTAAGGTCTTCACCCATGGACTGGAATGCATCACCGATTTCTTCAACTTTAACACCCAACGCTTGCGCAACTTTGCGCATATCGGCGTCTTTATCGAAGTTCGCGTGAATCTGCCGCATGGAGTTTTTAGCAAAACCCTCGGCTCCCGATTGGTTTAGCTTGAATAATGCAAACGCTGAATTATATGCCGATGCCAGCAGGTTATTACCGCCTTCTGACGATAAGCCATCAGTAAATACATCACCAAGATAAAACACACGGTCACGATGAATGGTGATGTCTACCGGCTTGACACGCGCATTCATTGATTCGTCTAGAATAACCGGTTCGTGATAAGTCCATAGCAACGGCTCGCCGTAGGTGTCGCTCATGCGGTCTGTATCGGTTGTGCTTACTTTGAGTTGGTCTTCCCATACCGGATAGAACCCGACAATTTTGTCAGGCGTCAAACCATCAACTGGTAGTGACCAATCTTTACCGTCAGCAATGCGCAAGATGAGCGCGGAATAGTTACCAACCATACGGTACTTATCAGCCATGCCAAAACAGCGCCACAGCTTTGTGCGCTTAGAAAATGCAGCAAATTCTTTCTCTGTTGCCGTCTCTTTGCGGTCTTTTGCCTCTTCTCCGCTTCCTTCAACAATCTCAGGGTTATCTTGCCACACTTTACCGCACAGTTTATCAATAGCGCCTTTCACGAATCCATTGCGGTCATACAGGTTTTTCTTCGCTTGAAATGTAAGCTGTTCAGGTAACCCGAAAACTTTATATAACCGGTCATGTTTATTGTCTTGTCCAGGCAACCAACCTGGTAATGTCACGCGCGTGTATTGCTGTGCATTAGCGGCCAGCATCTGCTTTGCGCGGTTAACGATAATTTCTTTGTCCATCTTTCTTGCTCCTATGTGGAATGATTTATTTTAGCATTTTGCGGTGAATATGGCTTGCATGGTGTGAATAGTGGCTATACTATGTGTGTAATAGTTAAATAGATGGAGATACAGCGATGAAAAGCGTTTGGAAATTTGAGTTAACGCCGACAGGTTTTGTTGATATGCCAGTTGGTGCTGTGATTTTGAAAATAAAAGAACAAAACAAACTTGTTTATGTTTGGGCGTTAGTTGACACAGAAGCAGAAATTGAGAGTCGTGAATTTTTCGTGTACGGAACTGGTCATGCCATTGACGAAGGAATGAAGTATATAGATACATTTTATATCTCTGGAGGTCTTTATGTGTTTCATGTATTTGAGAGAGATAAAAATGATTAATCAAGACGAAAACAATGAATATGTATTGAATTACGCACGAGTAATCATGGCGTTATTCTCATATGAAACTAGCTTTGCGGCATATACAGCAAGAACGGTAGCAGCAAAGCTTTATGCAAAGATGAGAAGAAAACGAGAGGCAGGCAGAAACTACAGAATGGCAATAAAAGATAAAACCATTGGCGCTATTACTCATGACCGTATTTTGCATAAGCGGAACAATGTATCTATAGGCAGAAACCTTATATGGAATAAGGAGTGGTAAAAATGATTAACCTATCGCTACCAATAACATACGCCACCGAGACGCCAGAAATGAAACGCATCGAGTCGGAAGAGTTTCGCTCTATGCTACTAACCTGCTTGCTAACTGCCGAGTTAAACCGCGATAAGCCTAACACCGCTGTACGCAAGGCTTGCGGTCACATGCTAAAACGCTTTCAGGGTGAACGCACTCTAGAAAGATTCTAGCTGGTGCGATGTCTCAGGCGTTGCCGTTGGCTTATATCCATCGGTTGATTAAGATTGTTGAATCTGAATGTGGAGTGAAATGAATATGCATACTTGCACTTTTGTTGATAATAATAAAAAAACTGTAGGTTTTGGAGTGAGCACTTATCATGATGCGTTTTCGAGATTGAGTACGTATGCAATATCATTCCAATGCCACAACGTCACCATCATGAAAAACTCACAAGGCGACAGAGTGATTATTCAGGAAGTTAAGTGATGATTAAAAAAGGCATGAAACAATGTATGCGCTGCCGTGAAATTAAGGAAGCAGAGTATTTCCGCGCTGGCCAAGCATATTGGGCGGAATGGTGCAAGAAATGCGAAGCTACTCCGTCAGGCCAGATACCAAAGATGGGGAATTAAAATGCCATCACAAAAAGAAGTCCTATCCGCCATCGCATCAGGCGAACTCTTCACCGATGAATATCAAGAATCCTGCAGACAACGCAAATCAGCAGTATTGCTTGAGCGCAGCAAGCGAGCAAAGCAGGATAACGACTTTTACACTAAACTATGGGAAGAAAACAAAGCCAAGCGCGAGACTGGTGATGTCAGTCCGTATGCAGGCAAAGAATCTGGTGAGTTTGTGGGGGACTGATTATGGCTAACATTGAATTGAGTATTGAGATAATCACTTTGTTTCTTTCTGGTCTTTTTATTATTGTCGCCGTTATGGCTTACAGGATAAAAAACCTAGAGCTAGAAGTTATTCATCTTAGGCAGTTACATAGCATTGACAATAAAACGCTTGAAGTTGTATGCAGAATGATGCAAGAAAATACATTAAGGAAATAATCATGATTGGAAGTGTATCCGTGCCAATATCAGCCGCTCAATCGCACGCTGTTGCGTGCATTGGCGATTGCAGACTAATGAGTGATGTTTTAATTCACCTCTTAACTCACGCATTATTACCTATCGTCATGCTGATTATTTACTCGTTATGCGCATTTTCTGCATACAAGAATAAGCAAAAATATGAATGCACGGCGTGGTTGTGCTGCTGCATTTTGGTGTTTAGATTCTTTTTTGATTAGGTGGTTGTATGTATTCAGAACGCGACAAGTTCGAGCGATGGTTTACAGAAAAACACAAGTTATTTAACGTCGAACTGTCAAAGCATCGTAGTGATTCAGTTCATTATGCGACATACCAAGGCAAAGCAAAGTGCTATCTCGAACACGATTGGGAAGTATGGAGAAATGCAAAGGCCGCTAAATAGCGGCTATCTTCTTCCTGATGGTCTGAATACGGCTGATTCTTCTCGGTTTAAATCAGCAAGCTCTGTCAATGCCCACACTAATGAATCAACCCGGTTAGGTGATTTTCCGCCAGCTAGACCACTAACAGGGTCAAAGTCCATCATCTCTTCTTCCAAGTCGTGCAATCCGCTTTCGTGCTTAACCAGTCCCTGTTCATAAAGTGCCACTACTGGCTCGGCGCGCAATACCTTACCCTTGCTTGCATGAACCCGAATGATGCGCCCGTTAAATCCAGACAACCTTAATGTGTTTTCGCACATATCACCACCTTGGTTCGTCTCAATGACAATTGCGTCTGCATTTAATTCGTTATAGACATCAATAGCGGTTGTCGCCCAGTCGGTCGGGCTGCCGTGCCGTGTGCGGTCTTTAATTACCCTGTATTTATCATCGCGCGTCTTGGCTGCTGCAACTATGCCGTGAGCATCAGACGTCTTTGTATTGCTAGCTGCTGGGTCTATAGCTACCACAATTCGCTCATCGCTAGCGACCTCAATGTCATGCGACTTGCTTATGATGCGCTCTGGCCACAACGCCGTTTCTTCATCGCGCTTGATAGGTTTCTGCATGTACTGAGCCCAGAACTTGCGGCGGTGAGATTTAAGCGCTACTTCCTGCTCTGGCCCATGCTTGATAGGCCACAACCACCCATCTGATAGACCATGCTCAATAGGTATGCCGTGCGTGTATTCTACTGGATACGGCTCATCGTTATTTATGATTACAGGCAGGTTTAAATGATGCCACTTTTCACCACTGCCGCCGCGTAGTAGATAGCCAGATAGGTCATCCCAGTGAATGCGCTGCATGATGACAATGATTGGCACTGATTCAATGGCTAGACGGCTCGCTATGGTTTCGTTGTACCGATTATTAACTCCAGATCGCATCACCTCAGAATATGCATCATCAGGCTTAACAGGGTCATCAATAATCAACGCGCCAGTAAAGCCTTCCTGCATATGCCCAGCACGAAAGCCTGTAACCTGCCCAGCGGATGATGTAGCGTACACTCCGCCACCTTGCTCAGTCCACCACATAGCCTTACTATCTGCATCATCCTTTAATTCAATTGGCCACATAGCCTGAAAAGCTGGTGATTTAATAATTGCTCGGCTGGTTGATGAGTTAAGCAGCGCCAGGATATGCGAGTATGACAGGTGTAGGAACTTTGCTTTTGGATTGATTGCCAACCCGTATGCCATCATGTTGATGGTACATAGCTCTGTCTTAGAGTAACCGGGTGAAATATTAATGATAAGCCGATTAATTTCACCATTCAGCACCCGTTGCAATGCCGACATAATAGCCACATGGTGGTCATTAACCAGCATCTTACTACCCATGCGCTGCTTAAAGAAGTAACGCATGAATAGCATCGGGTCTTGCTCTAGCTGCTCACGAAGCAAGTGCTGCTCAAGCGTTGCCACTAAATATCAGCCTCATCAATCACGCGCTTTTTCATTGCCTCAAAGTCTTCTTTCGATAACTGCACGGATTGGATAGGCCCACCATTTGCGCCAGTGTGTTCAATGACTTGCTTATCTAGGCCAGCGAGCTTTGCTTTGCTCATGGTTGCGGATACGGCAGCGCTTGTTTGTGGTGTCTCGCATGTAAGCGCGATAGTGCGAGCCTCTTCAAGCTCTTTGAGTAAGCCAGATACAGTGATGCCGTGACGTCTTGCGATTGATAGCTTATACCTATCAATCTCGTCAATTACGGCGGGGTTTGTCAAGTTTTCTGAGCCTATCTCGCGGGATGAATCAGGGCTATATCCAGCCTCTATTGCAGCCTGCGTTGCATTAAAACCATTAGCACAATAGGCACTTACAAACAGTTCCTGCTTTGTTGTTAATGCCATAAAAACCTCCTAAAAATAAACTCAATTGTAGCAGTTTATCGATGTTGTGTCGTTAAATGAAAAAGCCGCTAGGTGCGGCTACTGTTATTTTAGAACATTAATAGCTGCATTTAGGGCATGGAAAGGAGCTACATCTGATTCAAGCAACATGATTGCACGCTCAATGTGTTTTATGGCGTCTAGTTTGCATTTAGATTGTTGGTTTATTTTATCTATCAATGAATTGCATGAATTTGTGTACCCGTTAGTGATTTGTATTTCAGCCACCTCCAATATTTTATCTAATAACTCCAATCTTTTTGCAGCTATTGACGCTGTAGATTCTGATCTTCCGTTTGCTATATTTTTAAGTTGCTGCACCAGTGGGAGGCTATCTAAATATTGTTCTCTTGTTGACATGATTACACCTCATATGTTGAAAGAAAGTCATGGAATGAAATAGACTTACCACAAGTAACAAAAGCCTCACAAGCAGAAGAAAATTCCTGCTTTGTCCACCCCTTATTATTCATCCATATTTTAGCTGTCATACCTTTAGTTAAGTTACTTATAACTCTGTCTTTGTCTTTCATTTTTGTATCTCCTATCGTTTCGCTGTTTTAGTGCTTTGCTGCACCGTTGAGATAATAATAGTATATACTATCTATCTGTGCAAGTGATTTTATCACTATTTAGTAATAAATATTCCAGCGCTGCTTTTTTGCTTCCGTGAACTTGCGCTAACTCATCGAGCCTTACCATCGCTAGTGCCGACAAATACATCGGTGAAAGCCGTGGTAGTTCACGGCGTTTCTCGTTTTGGCGTTGCTGTGGGGTTTGTTTGGTCATTTCCATGTGTCCCTATCTACAAAATGCGTTGTGCATCTACCGTTCTTGTCTTGCCCGGTGACATACAGATAATTGTTAACCCTGAAAATCTGCCTGAAACCATCCAAAAAATGCACTTTAATCTCAGTTGGTGCTTGTGGTACTTGCTCGAAAGTAACGCCAGCCAAGGCCAGCGTTTTGTTTATTTCCTCGTTCCAGCTTTTCATGCTAACTCGCCGTTTTCTGTGATTTCGTATTCTTCACCAATTTCTAATGTATCGGCTAATTCTTCACCGCAAATGATGTGCTGATAACCAATGACGCGACCTTTATATTCTTTTGCGATTCTGAAAAACGCCACTGGTTCTTTGTCACCTTGATTCATGAAATTCCAACCTGCGAATTCTGCTTTCATTTTGTATCTCCTCGGTGTTGCCGTTTGTGTGTGCTGCTTCAATGAATTAATAATAGTATATACTACTTATACGCGCAAGCTGTTTTGTGAAATATTTTAAAAATAAAAAAGCCCCGCAAGTGCGAGGCAAAACCCTGAGCAGATTATTTACGCTGTCGCTGTTTCTGCAACCGTCTGCACCAGTTGCCCATTAACTACGAAACCATCGATATTGCCAGTTACAGCCACCTTGATAGCGCCATTGGTCATAATTACCGGCTTACCGGTGCTTACAAGTGAAGAAAGGTACGCGCCGACATCTACCGCCGTGATAGTCATCTGCACCACGCCGTCAGTTTGAACCGTGTTGAATGTTGGCGCCGTTGTCATCGCCAGTGTCGTGTAGTCGTTTAACTGTTGGTTTTCTGTTAGTTGAAGCATGTAAATTCTCCTGGTTATTTGTGTAAATTATATCACATTAAAAATATTGCAATTCCGCGCTTTCGTTATCTTTCCGCTGAATCAAATCAGCCCGCAGCACCAAAACTTCATCTTCTTCTTGCGTGAAACAATAAGTCACAACAGCGCGCTTACGACTTGTTACTCGGAAAAGTGTTTTACCGAATTTAAACCAATCGCCATGCGGGATTGGCATGTAAGTGGTCGGAATAAATCCATCCTTTCCAGCTGGATATTCAACGCGACAAATCAGCGGTGCTTTGTAAATTGCTAGCTGCTCATCATTTGCCAACATCGTGGTAATCGTCATCAAATGATGACCTGTTTGCGCATCTTTAAGTACAATTTTCTCACCGCAGGATTGTTTAAGTTTTAGCATTTATGGCACTCCTTTTTTATCTGATTATTAAATCTAGCCTCTATTGTTGGCAGGACTTCATTTAGTTCTCTCCGTTTTGCAGCCTCAATCGTATCATTCAGCATTCTAGCGTAAACATTGGACTCAATAACTGCGCGCTTTTTGTCTGACATTTCAAACTGCTCAATTTCGTCTTGCGTTACGATAATGACACATCCGTCACATAGCTGCATTTTCACCTGCAGCCTGAAAAACTCACCAGCTCCACTTGTTAATCCGTAGCGAAAATTAACATCCTTTGATGTTTCAGTCTCTGTTATTCCAAGTTCTCGCATTCTCAATTCAATTTCAGGTGTGAAACCTAGCTTTCTAATATCTGCCGCAATCTTAATGTATTGACGCTTGAATGAGTTATTGTATTGTTTCATTTTCCTTGCTCCTTATTTCGCTCTTCAAGCATTGCTTCTGCGTAACCGTATGCTGTTCTCGCGGAGCGAATCTTTAGCTTTGCATCAAGCTCCACGCCTTCTTCGATAATTATTGACTGAAGCGCCTTTGCCGCAAAATAATCACGCAACGTCATTCCGCCTTCTGTGATTTGTACATCACCAACTTGCTTGCTGTTTGGAAATGCTGGGCCGCCATGTTTTTGTTTTTCCAATTTTATCTCCTTGTTATCTATCACTAATCCCAACAATCACAACCCATGCGCCAGATGGCATATGCTGCAAATTTGCTGAATATTTGTCGTTTAAATAACAACCTTTCATTCCGCGAACTGGCTTGAATTTGTTGTCATCAAGCCAGTTAATCGCTTCTTTTTTCGTGATGAAGCGGTGTTTTTGTGATGGCGCTATCATTTAAAAACTATCCTGGCACTCATTAACCTCAATAACAACTTCCGGCAACACTACCCCAGCCGCCTCTAGTATCGCATCAACTCTCTTATGCACTGCTTTGCACTCATCCTCATAAAATCCAAACAATGCCGGTTCTTTCGTGCCTTTGTATGCCACATCTAGCGTCAACGCCGACCGCGCACTCTGCACCAATTGCTGCGCATCACTTATGATGCTGATGAGTTGCTCGCGTGTTAGGTTTGTGTTGCACATGGTGTTACTCCTCTATTAACCAAATGTTTTTCGTGCGTCAGCTTCGTTATCAAATAACTTGCAGCCGTAGAATCGCATGTTTTTTTCATCAAAATAATCATTTACCGTTTTATCGTGTCGATTGAAAAATTCAATAACAGCAGATTTAAATGATGTCGAATGAACTTTTCCTAGCAGCTGCGCCCCGCTTTTTGATTCCATTGTTACAAAGCCTTCACACCAGATTTCATATTCTTTTGATTCCATGTTATTTATCCTCATTCATCATCAAGAAAACAATCATTGCTGCGCGTAGTGGGTTTTTGTCTGACCATGAGTAATTTTTATTACTTGTGTAAATCATTGCTCGCCATCTTTCGACATCAATAGCTGGACTTGTAATGCAAATTCCATTTTCAACAATAATCAGCCATGCATCGAGCGGGTCATTTAAATCAAAACTGAATGTTTCATCATCTCTGATTAGTTTTGCGTGAGTTTCATAAAGCGCAATAAAACCAATCTTTCCATGTTTTATCTTCAAAACTTCTGCCGCAATGTGTGCGTCACTCATCTCTGCATAATTCATCTTGTTACTCCTATTTTTAACGCTTGCTGAATCGGTTTAGTTTTTATTTCTATAACGTGGTTGTACGTTTGCTTACCTTGATGCTAACTATTGAATACAACCACTACAGCTTGGCTGTCAGCATCACAAATGATGCCTTCAAAGTTATCAGGCCGCTCTGCGTACATGTAGGTATCCAGTAATTCGCCAATTGTGATGTTTGCGTAGGTCATTTTGGTGAGCCCTCTTGTGGTCTGTGTGTCACGA